CTAATGGTGCTACTGGCACTGTAAAGGAATGGCATAACTTCCGAGAGGTCAATGGTTTAGATATTATAGAGTTAGATAATCCCTCTGGTAACTTTCCGAGTGAGACTGTAACAGGGTCTGAATCGGGCGTGACCGCCGACTGTGTTGCAGGATGGTTCGATAGTCCTGGTAGTACGTTAGTTGGTGGGGTAACGGTAACCACAGAACCCGTTGTAGCTACGTTAAGTGGGTTCTATGCCTACCCTAAGAAGGTATCCTATACAAAGTACCTAAGTCCGAAGTGCGATACCCTTGTGGACGTGTGCGGACCGATTGCCGAAACTCACGACGAGACAAAAGGATGGATGGAGATGTTTGAAGATGGTCCTGATACCTGTGACTTCAAACAAATTAATAAACAGAATAGAGAACTACTACAAGATGAATGGGGAAAGACCACTGTAGCGTGTAGTAGAGAGAGCACGTGGCCGATTAATGCTGATACAGGTGTATACGTTGCAGTACCATTACTAGGAGAAGATGCGAATGGTAATCCTTTAGGGATGCAAGAGTATATTCATCCTGGTTTACAGGAGAAAATGCAGAAGAGTCTAGACAATTATAATAAGCAAATGTTGAGTATGTGTGATAGTGGAGGTATTACAGATATGCAACAGTGGGTACAACTAGAACAATCACTTACAGATCCAGTAGACTTAGCATTCCAAGCAGATTATATCATCGATGGTGCCCAACAAACCTATGTTAACCAGATGGATGCTAACCTGAACAATACTTCAGGTAATAGTGCTGAGTTCTGGAGGGAGATAAGGACGTATAACTGCCAATTTAATGATCTAGTTGATGGGGCTATAGCAGCAGAGGAGCACGCTATGGCAATAGAGGCGAATCAACAGACGATAGTACCTCAAAACTGGTATACAGAGAAGATGCAAGAGTGGTCTACCTCTTCTTTTAGGGGAGTACCCTCTGCTGGACCTAGAATTAAGTGGAATATCTTTGAATATGTCCCTCATAGTAGAGGAAGACAGGAATTTCCTTACACTATAGTGGGTGGATGGTACTGTTCTGACCTATTAGGTACTAATGTAGGTACTACAGACACCTTTACATACAATATTAACTTAGAAATCAACTCAAATTGGTCTACTTATAGGGATTTACTAGCAGAAGCAGTGGAAAGACAAGGTAATCCTTATGATGATGTCCTCATTGCACAGATAAAAGCGTTTGTTGACCCTTCTCATAGTACTATTACACTGTTTGATTACGATATTACGAACTTCCCTGACTATGGATACCTTGAATTAAACAATTATGAGTATGCTGGACAAGGAATAAGTGCCATTACTGCACTAGATCCAGGTCTAGGGTATATGAACGCACCTACTGTGACCTTTAGTGACCCTGATTTACCTGGTGGTACACTAGCTACAGCAGAAGCAGTAGTAACAGGAGGACGTATATACGGTTATAAGCTCACTAGTGAGGGTAGTGGTTACATACAAAGCCCAATAATTACCGTCTCTGCACCTAACCCTGCCCTTAGTGCGGTAGCTGATGTGGTTACAGGGAGCAGTTATATGATTAATATCGATATGGATGCGTACCCTTTACTCTTTATGGGAATAACAGTGCAAGATGATCTAGGTCAAATGGACGTAAGGAGTGTAAAGAGGAGTGTACCTGGTGTAGAATTCCAGTGTACTGCGGATGGTACGGACATACTAGTAGTAAATACGGTGTACATTGAGTCAAATCAGACCGCAAGTGATATTGATATAGACGATATACAAGCTGGTATGATCATTGAAGGGTTTGATGACCCTACAATTTACGTACAACAGGTCACTTTAGCTGGTGCTACCATCCAAGTGAGTCAAAATATAGCTGCTGGTACGTACCGAGTCAACACAAAGACCGCAATTCAGATGAGTGCTGCGTCAAATACAACACTTACTGGCGTAGATTTCACTTTTACCGCCCCTCAAGTGTCAAATGCGACCGCATATACCCGTTTATTCCTTCAATCGGAGACTGGTAGCTCCTTCACATACGAAAATTCACGTGAAATTGCTCATTTTGATGGAAAAACAGCAAATGAAGACGGAAGTGTCACTCTAAATAACCTATTGAGGACAAGAAAGCAGACGGAAGGCAAGCAACACCTCCGAAACGACCATACTTTCTTGCATATTTACGTATAATGGCAGCTTTTGGACTAACAACAGGCGTTTGTACTGGTCACGGGTGTTGGCCACCAGCTGGATATGCTCCTTCTCCCATTACAAACGTCAAAGTAACTAAAATTGCACCTCTTGTAAGCACACAGATACGAACTGTGCACTGCAAACCGTGTGGAAAGAACCCTGCGTGTCATCCAGGCACTGTTTCTGTTGGTTGTGCGACTGTTGTGTGTGGTGTAGGTGCTCCAGGTATGCCAATGCCCGTAATGAAGACGGGTCATATGGAAACAGATGCGATACTAGCTAAGATTGGACCTAAGATATGTGCTGCTAGACTACCCAGTGCTAAAATTGGCACAAGTATCAGTTGCGGATCAAAGGTTGCGGTAGGGGCACCTAATGTGCTATTATGTACGGGAGGCAGTTCAATCTCTAAGCTTGCTGCTCTCGCTGCTGCAATGGCAGCTCTGGGTTCGTTCCCTATACTATCAATTCCTTCTATTGGAGGAGGTGGTGGTTCAGGGTCACAATCTCCAGGTGATAACTCTGTTACTGATTGCTCTAACTAATGGCACTTTATTCAAACACATCTTTAAAGAAAGAAGCAACTCCAAAGAAAACCCGTCAGGGTACAGGAGCACATTCTAAGTACTCTGCTACTTCTAGAAATGGTGCAAAGAAAAGATATCGTGGACAAGGAAGATGACATATCAGGCACTTCCTAAGTGTTTGCACGTAAAAGATAGCTCTGTCGCTGGACAGGGTTTATTTGCCACTGAGGATATAGCAGATGATGTTTATTTGGGTATATCACACGTAGTTGTGGATAGTACCATTATGAGAACCCCTTTAGGAGGGTTTGTGAACCATAGTGAGGAACCTAACTGCACAAAGGATCTAGAGATGGAAGAGTGGGGACAAATATATCATTTGAGAACTCTTAGACCTATTAAGAAGGGTGAAGAGTTGTTTTTGAAGTACACATTCTATAAGGTAACTTAAAAGTCGCTAAATAAAGTCACGACCTCGTGTATTAGTGTATGCCGAAGGCTATTGACTTTAAAGACGTATCTATTTCTTTAGGTATCAACCCTGTCACTGAAGACGTTCTTACTACCACAGATGAAACTGCGGTAAAGAGAGCGTTATATAATATTGTGATGACAAGAAAGGGTGAAAGGTTCTTTAAGCCAGATCTCGGTAGTAATGTTGCAGATTTGTTATTTGAACCTCTTGACTCTGCTACAGCATCTCTTCTAAAGGAGGAGATCGAGTATGTGATTACAAAGTACGAGCCTCGTATTAATCTTCTTCGTTGCGACATATCTGCCAATTACGATAGTAATGGCTTTGACTGTGCAATATCATTTGAGATCATCGGTATTATGTCCGATGTCCAAGTACAGGATGTAGATTTCTTCCTAGAAAGAACCAGATAAATGTCTTACGTTCAAGTTGCCAATTTAGACTTTACAGAGATTAAATCATCTCTGAAAGAGTATCTTCGATCTAATAGTGATTTCACTGATTACGACTTTGAGGGTTCAACTCTTAGTACCCTGTTAGACGTACTCGCTTATAATACGTACTACACGGCGTTTAACGCTAATATGGTAGTAAATGAGGCGTTCCTTGAATCAGCGACTCTCAGAGACAATGTGGTGTCTCTGGCTAAGCAAATAGGTTATCTTCCCAAGTCTTCAGTATCTCCCACAGCAGTTTTAAACATTAATGCTGATTTTAGTACGCAGAATAATATTCCATCAATCGTTAAGATGCCTAGAGGGTCACAATACCTTACTAGGATCAATGGTACCACCTATTCTTTCATCACTGCTAAGGATTATGTTGTTGGATTGAATAGTCAGTCAATAGCAGAATTTCAAGACGTAGAAATTAAGGAGGGAAATTATGTCATCGAAACTTTCACATTCAACTCTGCCATTCCACAAAGGTTTATCTTACAAAACGCAGGGATTGACACGAGCACTCTCAAAGTTACTGTTAGACCAACATTTAATAGTACTAGTGTGGTCGAGTATCGACTAGCTGACAGTATTATAGGGTTTGACGGTACATCACAAGTCTTCTTCTTACAGGAAGGTGAAGATGAGCGTTATGAGATCATCTTTGGAGATGGCATCCTAGGTAAGAAGTTAGATAGTAACAATTATATTGAAGTTTCATATATCACCACTAATGGTTCTGCTGCAAACGCTGCTAGAGTGTTCTCTTACGGTGCTGTACTAGAGGATCAGGTAGGTGGGAATGATTATGCACCTACAATCACTTTAACAACTACTACAGCAGCGTCTGGAGGCGAATCTCTTGAAACGGTTGACTCAATTAAACGTAATGCTCCGAAATTTTTCAACACACAAAATAGAGCAGTTACCGCAGATGACTACGAATCCATTATCCGTCGTATTTTCCCTGCGATTGCTGACATCGTTTGTTTTGGTGGAGAAGATGCATCACCACCTGAATACGGAAAGGTTAAAATCGTCGTAAAGCCTAGCTACGCTACTAAATTAAGTGCGTATACTAAGAATTTGATTGCTACAGACCTTAAAAAGTATGCTGTGGTATCAGTTACCCCTGAAATCGTCGATCCTTCTATTACATACGTTGAATTAAACTCAAACATCAATTATAACAAGTCTAAAACGACTTTGAATGAGTCTGAGTTGAAAGCATCGGTAATTAATTCGTTAACTACCTATAGATCTACTTCTGATCTTGAAAAATTCAATGGTAGGTTTAAATATAGTCGTATCGTTGGTATCATTGATGCTACTGATGAATCGATTACATCTAATGAAACAGAAATCAAACTAAGGAAGGATTTCATTCCTGTATTGAACACTGTTACTCAATATGAGATTTGTTATCAGAACGTAGTTAAGAGTGGATGCTCAAATCCTTCTGTACAAAGCAGTGGCTTTGTAGTAGCTGGGTATCCAAGTGATATCGTTTACTTAGCAGACGATCAAAAAGGTAATGTTTACCTATACAAGATCGATCCTACAACACAAAATCGATTTATCCTCAATGCACAGCAAGGAACCATCGATTATGGTAAAGGAGAGGTAATGTTGAATCGGTTAAATATAATCAAAGGAACTTATGATGATGAAAGGATTGAACTTCGTGTCAATCCAACAAACAAAGATATATACGCATATCGGGAAGCATATCTAAGTCTTGATTTGCAATCTAGCGTATTCCTGATCACCCAAGAAGCACTTATCTGATAAATGGCAGGTCCAAGTCTAGCAGCACTGATTGAAAGTCAGTTACCTGATTTTGTTGTCGAGGATTATCCCCTCGTTACGAATTTCCTGTCCAAATATTACGAAGCACTTTCAATAAGTGAAGGTCCACAAGACATTCTTAACAATTTTGAGAGATATCTTGATGTAGATACATTCTCACCTGAGATTCTTGTTAAGACAGCAAGTTTAGATATAGAAATACCTCTAGGTAATACTAATATAGACATTACAGTCGATTCGACTGATGGATTCCCTGATACTAATGGGATGATAATGATTGATCAGGAAATCTTCCTGTATGAATCTAAAACAGACACTATCTTCTGGAATTGTGTCCGTGGCTATAGTGCAAAAACCAAAGTTGGTGACTTATACGAACCAATCAACTTTGTAGAGTCAGTTGCTGCTGTTCATAAGCAGTTTGCAGTTGTTAACAACCTAAGCAACCTTTTACTAGCTGCTTTAATTAAGAATTACGAAGAACAATATACTAGCGGTTTCCCATATCCTTATCTTAGAGACCAAACAAACAAGAACCTCTTAGTTAAGAAGATAAAGGACTTTTATAATGTCAAAGGTACACCTCAGTCATTGGAGTTCATCTTCCAGATGCTGTTTAGTGTCAAACCTGACATCATCTATCCAAAAGAGAATGTTTATAAGGCATCTGAGTCTGGATGGAACAATAAAGAGCTCTTAGTGTGTGAAGTTATATCTGGAGACATTAGAAAGATCGTTGGTAATGAGATTATCCAATCTCCTGATCCATATAACCCTGAATTGACTGCTGCTAGTGCAATTATCGATAACATAGTCGGTGAACCTTATCAGGGTAGTCTACAATACACTCTAACCATTTCACCTGGTTCTAAATCGGGTATTTTTGCGATAGCTAGACGTTCATTCCTAATGAATGACATTTCTACTAATGCAGGTCTTGGAGATCGCATCGATGTGTTCTCTACTGTAGGATTTCCAGAAAGAGATGGTCGAGTTATCATTGGTAATGAAGAAATTACCTATAGTAGTAAGACTGCGACTCAATTTATCATTAAAGAAAGGGATGCAGTCAATTCTGACAATAAACAACTCTATAGCCACGCTAAAGGTGTAAGAGCATTTACAAAAAACAACCTTTCAGGTTTTTATACTGAAAATGGAGTCCGTAATGAAATAGAACTTCGTATCTATGGTCTTGTATCAGGATTAACCTCTCAAGGTATTGAACCAGAAGCAAGTTCTGGTCTAGAGTACGATGAAACCGCAGACAACTACTTTGATGTAGCTAGTGGTGGTATTCCTTATGTCTCATTCAACAATATGGTTGAATTTAAGGCATCTGGATTCTCAGATGACCTTCCATTAACAAATGAGTGGATTGTCAATCAAAACTTTAGTAAGTTATCAGGTTCTGACCCTAGTAACGTAGGAACTAACAATATTAAGGATAAAATTCTTTCAGATGTCACTGCAATCTATAGAGATACAGATAATTACTATATTGCGTCTTCTGGATTCCCATCTTATGCTATAGGACCATTTGACAACATAAGTGTACCTGAAGATCAAGAGCATTTAAAGATTATTCCTAGAGAACCTGTAGATGCAAGTGCAAAGGAGATAACAACCTCAACTGAGGTTGGTGTTATGGTTAATGGTGTTCCATTACTTAATCATAAGTCAACAAGAGGTCTAGATTTCGGTTTACTTGAAAGAATTGACATTATAGACAGAGGAAGGAACTATAGCTTACCTCCACAGGTTGTTATTAGTGGAAATGCCACAGCAGAAGCACAGATCAACGGAATTGGAGAAGTTATATCTGTAAACATCACAAATCAAGGTTCTGGCTACACAACTGCTCCTACAGTTGAATTTACCTCTGGATCTGGTGGAGAATTTACTGTATTAATACAGCAAGGTGAAATTGCGAACATTTATCTCTCTGTAAACCAAAATGCTGAGATTATAGACGCTGGAAGCAATTACACGGAACCACCTGATGTCTTTATCTACGATGCGAGTGGAAAAGGTAAAGGTGCGTTCTATACTTGTCAAATAGACACTGCAACAGGTAAGATCACTGGATTCACTAAACAATCTGGTGGATTTGACTATAATGACAGTTCTACAACTATCACACTAGTACCTAAGGCTAGATCTGCTTCAGCAACTGCTGTTTTGACTAGATGGCAGTATAACAGATACTTAGAGATGTCTGTTGACAATGGAAACGCTGGTGGTATCGTAGAAAACGCAAATGATCCTAATTATGGATATTCTTATGGTCATATCATTGCTCCTACCTCTTTAAAGATTTTAAGACAAGATAATGTTGATGGTCAGGGTAACCCACTCTCTAATAACAGTCATTCTCCAATATTAGGTTGGGCGTATGATGGAAATCCGATATATGGTAGTTTTGGCTATGAAGATTCATATCAAGATGTTACTGCTCCGAATCCTACCCTTAAAAGGATGGTATCTAGCTGGAGACTCAAAGCATCAAGAGGATCTAACGCTCCAGACACAAATACTTACTCATTAGGTCGTTTTACCAACGATTATGAGTTTATAGAAAGATTAGGAACACTAGACGCTAATAATGGTCGTTTTTGCACTACACCCGAATTTCCAAACGGTGTATACGCTTATTTCTTAACTACAGACGATAGTGAGTCTCCTACGTTCCCATATTCGATAGGAGAGGCATTTTACAATGTTCCTGTTGAAGAAAACTGGAAAACTAAGTCTAAACAGAAATATTTGCCCGATGGAGTCCGTAGAAGAACTGTAAACGCCACAGCAGACACTGGAGAGCTATTAACGTCTAGAGTTAGTGGAATTGAGTATGGACCAATCACAGATGTTGAAGTTCATCAATCTTCCTTCAATTTTACGAATGAAGACGTTCTATATGTTGATAATTCAATTAATGACAATGGAGATGGATTATTTGCTGCTGTAGACCAAATTCAAGGTCAACAAGTTGCATCCTTGTCTTGTAACACTCCAAAGAACAATTATTTCACTTGTGACAGGAATGTTTACTTAAATCACAATTCTCAACTAACTCAGAACAATACTGGTGCTATAGCTACTGTAATTGGTCTAATAGAAGAGACATCACAATTTGTTGTAAAAAATGTTACAGGTAACTTCAATCTTACTGATACAGTTGATTCTACAACTGAGATTTATAATATTACCTTTGACAACACTGTATTAGCAGCAGTTGGCGATGAAGTTGTATATACAGTCAATGCTGGTGGTGTAGCACACGAAGTAGCTATTGGTAGGGTTTTACGTAATGTTGTTGATAAGAATACTGTTATTGTTGAATTAAAAGCTGCTAACCCCAATCAACTCACTACAGTAGACGGTGATGGTAATACAGTTACTATACCTAGCACATCATACGTTGATTTGGGATTTTTTGCAGTTGGTAATGGTTGTCAAGTCAATGTTAGTGCTGCAACCATTGTTAATGTTAGATCTCTGTCTAAAGGATTTAAACTTCTTGAAGTTGAAGACAATATTGCAGTTTTGAGAACAGATAACATCAGACACGGTTTAGCAGTTGGTGATGATGTCATTGTTACTGTTGAACCTGATTCTTCTATCTCTACTCAGAAGTATTATGTTGAGACTAAGAAGTATCATACTGTACAATTAAACGAACCTACAAAAGTCAGTCAGATCAATGGATCTGGGATAGCTAGAGTTAACATTATTAATGCTGGTAGTGGATTTACTCCTAGCACAACCTTCAATGGAATTAATGTTACTAATTCATCAGGTACAGGATCTGCTGGAACCCTTACTGTTACTACTGATGCTGGTGGACACGTTGTTAGTGCTGCAATCATTACTAAAGGAGATGGATATGAGTATGGTAATGTAGTAACTATACAATCTAGTCTTCTAGGTGGTAATGTTAATAGTCAAGAGGCTACATTCTTTGTAGATGCTGCTGGTTGTGCCAAAACTGATACTATCATAACAGTAACCAGTGGTGCTGGCTACTCTAGAGATGATATTATCAAAATCACTGATGAAGAGTGTCAGATCACTAATGTTACAGGTAATTTCCTAACTGTCATACGTGGTGTTAATGGAACTGAAGCAGAAGATCATATTGAAGGTGTAGATGTCACACTTATAACAAATTATTACAGATTCACTAAGGATTCCAATGTATCATTCAGTGGAAACAATGCTTGGATTGATTCATATGATCCTGAGACTCATAAGTTAATTGTTTATTACATTAATGAAGGAGATACAATAATTGACCCTACTTCTACCTTCTTAGATGGTAGTACACCTAATAAACAGGTTTCTATATCTACTGTTGAACCTACTTCTTTGAGATTTAGGTTTAGGAAGGATGGAGAGACAGAATGGAATAGAAATATCAGTATTGAGTGTCAAAAGACTTATCGTTATCTTTTTGATACTTCTGATCCATCATTAGTCAACAGAAATCTTAAATTCTACGAAAACGTTTATAGAACTACTGAATTAGTACAATCGTACCAGTCAACTATCAAACCAGGTAATACTGGGTCATTTAGTACGTTCCAACTTGGATATGGTATACCAGTAGACGGTACTACTTGGACTAGTACACCTGTACTAGACATTCCTACCAAAATCTATTATGGAGAGGTATCTGGGAAGATCGATGCTGAAGAAAAATTCTTTACTCTTGTAGAAGACCCATTTGCAGGTAAGCACGCTGTATTCTATGGCTATGAGTATGAATTTGCTTATAGGTTAGCACAAACTCCTCAGAATGAAGGATTTACAAATGTTCAATACTATACAGACTCTCTATACGCTGTAGGAGCGATTAAGAGGGTTAAAGTCATTAGTGGTGGTAAAAACTATACGATGCCACCTCAAGTGCCTGGTGTCTTCTTAAACAAGCGTTTCAGAGGTGCATTTACTGTTAATATTACTGAAGGACGTATTACATCAATTACAGTTACAGATACTGGATTAAATTACTCTAAACCCGTTGTATTGCTTGAAAATAAAGGTGAGGGAGCAAATGCTAAGTTTACAATCGAACTAAGAGCAGATGGAAGCGTAAGTCGTATTATTCCTGTTCAAGAAGGTATCAGTTATGCTGATACAACTACTTTACGACTTTATGAGTCAGATACTAAGTTATTTGCTCAAGGAACTGATATTGGTAAGTTGGCAACCCTAGAAATCATATCTTCGGGTAAAGACTTTAATAATGACCCAACTTTAGCACCTCAAGTCAATCCACCTATTGTTATGACTCTAAGAGATATGCCTGACAAGGCATTCTTGAATGGAGAGCTAATAACGCAAAGAAACTTAGCTGGAGATATGATTGCTTCAGGTAGAGTTGATTACTGGGTTGATGGAATGAATATTCTTCGTTTGAAGGGTATCTACGGAAAATTCGATTCTAGGTATCAAATCTACGGTGAGACACTTCGTGCTACCGCAAGTATCCAAGTTATCTACGTAGCTAACATAACTCCGCAAATTGGACCTACAAGTACTTCAGTTGGTTCATATTCAAGTGATAGAAGTAAATTAAGTGCAGTTTCTCAGAAAGTCCAAGATGGAGTCTATTATCAAGATTATTCTTACGTAGTTAAGTCTACAGTCTCTATTAACGACTGGAGAGACTTTGTTAAGCGTTTTACCCATCCAGCTGGATTTAACCTCTTTGGAGAAGTCCTAATTGAGTCTGAAGGTGATGCGAAGCAACCAGCAACGATAGACACTCCTCAAAGTGGCACAAAGGACAATGGTTATGGTGCGGTGATGAGTATCATCGAACCTGGCGTTTTAGGTGTTACTTGTGCTCATAAGTCAAGAAGAATTACACAATCCCACGTTAGAGTCGATTCTATGTCGAAACAACGTGGTACGGGAACTATTAACTATAGTGAACAGAATAACGTTGAAATTGAAGTATTTGACCTAGCAATCTCACCAGCCTTCGATGGTGCTGTTCAAGCAGATGGTACAATCACTGGTACGACTCAATTTACATTATTCAAGAAAGATATCAATGAGGTGCTTGTTCCGTTCAGAGCAACTCAATTAGTCGTTACATTGGACGGTGTTCTTCAGGATCCTGATACTGCGTATACAGTTGCTGGATCTACCATTACATTCGCTTCTGCACCATTAGGACCATATACGGATCCTAGTACTGGTATATTTGTACCAGGTGTGACTTTCTACGGAAAGTCGATGAAATTCCAAGATGATGCTAATAATGCCGAATATATGCGAGAAGCGAATAATATCACTTCTCAATTTGATGGTACTACTGTAGAATTTGATTTAGGCATTCCTATTGTAGATGGAGACCATTTATACGTTTCTTTAGATGGTGTTATTCAGGAACCCGATGTTGCCTTTACTTTAACAACTAATCCTGGAAATGGTAAAATAACCTTTACAGAACCACCTAGACAGGTTGGTAAGATTGTAGAACTTGAAATTGGTGATGCAACCAACTGGCTAGTAAATGACTATGTTGTTGGACAAACTTCTGGTGCTAGAGGTGAAATCGTAGCTAAGAGGTATTTCTCAGATAATAGATTCCTAGATGCTGCAAATATCATCGATAACAACGCTTCTGTACTAGCAGAGGAAGCAGTATTCATATTAGACAATACAAGTAAGTTTGCACCTGAGTATTTCCAATATCCAGGTCTAGGTAGAAATCAGTGTATTGTTGACCTTAAGTCTGTCTTGAGAGCAATGGCAGATGACCTTATTCAAGGTGGTAACAGTAATACATTTGATGCTGCTAAAGAGTATCTTTTAGATCCTTCAGATCCTAATAGTGGTATTAAGCACATTGAGGGTGAAGTAGAGGCAACTCTATGGTCTATGAAGTATTTGAAGGATATGGTCATCCTTGCAATACGTAATAAGTTTGGTATAGGCAATCTATATGATTATCAGAGAGCAGCTGCATCTGACTTTAGATTACAACCTACAGATGCTACTTACTCTGCTGCTAGTGGTACACTAGTACTAACAATACCAAATCACGAGCTTACTACAGCAGACTTCATAACGATTGCTGATAACTCAATGACTTGGAGTTGTGATATGGATGGACAGACATCCGACAAGACATATCCAAGACAAGGAGATCCAGCATACAGATCAACTCTTGATATTACTCAGGTAACAGATGATACAGTCACTGTTAACGTAGGTACAACATCTAATATCACTCATACACCAACAGACGGTTCATATGATCCAGTAACGGGTCTTATGGAGTTGATTATTGGATCACATAACCTTTCTCCCAATACTGCTGTTAAGATTGCTCCTAACTCCCTCTCATTCAAGTGTGAGATGGACTATAGAGACTCAGTTAAGACTTATCCAAGAACAACTGATCCTTTCTATGACAAAGCATTTAATATTGTAAGTACTGGATCTACATTCCATACAGCAGAGACTGCTAGCTATAATCCTACAACAGGTATTGTTACAATTCAGATTACAGACCACGGATTTGAAGCTGGTGACAATGTTAAACTTGCTGACGGTGCTATAACCTTTAGTTGTACCTATGGTGGTGGAGTTCACAACTATGTTGGTGGTACTGCAACCAATGCTGTAACTGTCACAGGTGGTGCATCATTTAGTGTTACTGATGCTTCTTATAATCCATCTAACGGTGACTTATCATTAACTATTGGTGCTCATAGTCTTACTATTGTAGACACAGTTACCATAGATACTGGTTCATTAGTATTCAGATGTGATGAAGACAACTTTGCAACTGACCATTCTTATCCTAGAGCAACAGATCCAGTATACAATCTACCAATTGCTATTAAAGCAGTAGGTGGTACCTCTATCACTGTTAATGTTGGTGTAAGTTCTCCTGGTTCTGCATATCCACGTTCTTCCGATCCTATCAGTGGTAAGTTTATTCCTATCTCTAATGTAACATCAAATACATTTGATATACAGTGCTTAGACACTCTTCCTTCTTCTAACCTTGATACACATACATTTGTAAGTGCTCTTACTAATGGTGTTGAACTTGAGAAAGGTAAGATTATACTACAAGTTGGTCAAACACCTCTAGTTAACCACGATGTGTCAGATGCTACCTATGATCCTGTTACAGGTGATATGGAGTTGACCATTGGTGCTCATACACTAGCAACAAATACAAGTATTAAGTTACGAGACAGTTCTTTAATCTTTAGTTGTACTCACGGTTCTGGTAATAAGTCATATCCTAGACCAGATACTTATAGTCATACTGCTACTACTGGAACTTCATATAATCCTGTAACTGGTGAGATGCTTGTTACAACAACAGCACCACACGATATGGCAGATGGTGATTGGATTAAGTTTGAAGATAATTCACTTACATTAAGTTGTACGTATGGTGCTGGTAATCATACCTATGTTGGTGGTACTGCTATCGATGCTGTTTCCTCTGGTGGAAGCAACTTCAATGTTATTGGAGCAGACTATAACTTCGGTACAGGAGTGTTGATTCTGACAATAGGAACTCATTCTCTAACAACTAGTGACACTATTACTATTGCTGCTAATTCACTTTCATTCACTTGCGATGCAGACAATAACGCAACTGTCCACCCATATCCACGTACAACAGACCCTGTATACAACACAGCGATAGCTATCGATTCTGTTGATGCTACAACAATTACAGTTAATGTTGGTGTTGGAAGTAATGGTTCGGCAAAAACATATCCTAGAACAGGAGATTATCCTGATGATAGATGGTTAAAGGTATCAAATGTTACAACTGATACATTCATAGTAACTGTTCTTGATGCAATTCCTTCTACTAATATTGATACACACGTATTTGTTTCTGCTACAACTGATGGTATCAAACAGAAGAAAGATCCATTCCACGATACTGCAATTAATATTAAATCAGTAACTAGTACATCTATTACTATTAATATCCTCAATGTAGCACCTTCTACTAACGTCACACCTCATACATTTGTTGATGCACTTCCTGGTGCAGTTATTAGTGGTGGTGGATATTCTCATAAGTTTATAGGTGCTGCTGCTGATTGTATCATCTCTGGTGGTAACTATGCTCATACATTCAAGAGTGCATTATCTAATTCTATAGGTGTATATGCAGATCCTTACAATATTGACAACCCTGTAGCAAATACATTCATTGATGCTGCAAAACTAATAAAAGATAATAAGACTTTCGTTGCTGAGGAATCAGTAGCAAGAATGGCTACTGGTAACTTGCGTAGTGTAACTGCTGCAACTTACACACCAGTTGACGGTCTATTAACAATGAATATTGGACCTCATTCATTCACTACAGGTGAGTTAGTCCAGATCCCTGATGGGGCCTTGACTTTCAACTGTACTATGGATGGTAATAGTTCACCTCACATATATCCAAGATCAACAGACCCTGCTAGTGGTAAGAATCTTTCCATCACAGCAACTACTTCCAACGAGATCACTGTTAATGTTGGAGTTGCAACTTCTGGTCAATATGATCATACATTCGTTAGTGCTGCTACACCAATCAAGGTTGGAGTAGGTATAATTGCTGATCCATATTATGATGATGCTGCTTATATCAAGTATGAAGGTACACCTCTTACTGCTACTAATGCTGTATATGCTCCTGATACTGGAGTAGTACAATTAACAGTACCTACACATCAATTTACTGTAACTGATGCTGCTTATAGTCCTGCATCTGGTGATATGCAGTTGACTATTGGTACACATAGTTTAACTTGCTACGATAAGATCAAACTTGCTACGGATTCAATATCATTCAGTTGTGAATATAATGGTGCTACACAAACTAAGACATATCCTAGAGCAGCAGGTGCTAATACTACAAGTGGTGCTGATTATGCCTATGACACTTGGTTACCTGTCCTTAAGAAGGATGCTACAACTATTACAGTTAATGTAAATGGTGGACAAGGTACTATTAGCCATAACTTCCCTCATACATTCCAAGGTGCTGGTGCTAGTGGTGTTACAACATATGGTCACGGTCTAACAAATGGTGATTACATCAAATTGATGGATCATTCACTTACATTTACTTGTGCTGAGGATGGTAATCAGACTACTCATCCATATCCAAGATCTACTGACCCAATTAGTGATAAGTGGGTAGAGGTATCAAATGTTACAACTGATACATTTGAGATACAGTGCTTAACAACTATACCATCTAGCAATGAGACTGCACATACATTTGTTTCTGCTTACACCAATGGTATTATTAAGCAAGATGGAGTTATTGTAACCAATATCGGTAAGTCTTCTAATGATAGTCCTCATCAGTTTGTAACACAGGTAGGTAAGACACCTACTAATGCTGTTTATACTCCTAATGATGGTAAGATGGTACTTACCATTGCAGATCACGGATATACTAATGGTGACTGGGTTAAATTAGATATCGGTGCTGTCACATTCCGTTGTGATGAAAATGGACAGGCTGATGATCACGCATATCCTAGAGCAATATCGGATATGTTTACTGCTGATACAGGTACTACCTATGATCCTAGTACAGGTGTACTATCAGTACGTACAACTGTTGCTCACAACTTATCAAATGGTGATTGGATCAAGTTTGACGATGGTGCGTTGACATTTACTTGTCTTGAAGATACCAATTCAACACAACATCCTTATCCTAGGTATACAGACTATCCAAGTAACAGATGGCTAGAGATTTCTAATGCTACTGGTAATGCTTTTGATGTTACAGTATTGGATATGATTCCTTCTACTAATGTTACGGATCATACCTTTGTCTCAGGAGTCTCAAATGCGATTAAACATAAGAAAGACTGGGCATCTGATGGTTGGTTCGAGATAAGCAATACTTCTTTAAATAATTTTGAAATAACAGTTAATACAACTGTACCATCAAGCAATACTACTAATCACGTATTCCAATCTGCTCTTCCTAATAGTGTTAAGAAGGCATCCTTGATTACAGGTGGTAGCTACACTCATACTTTCGATAGGGCATTAGATGATGCTATTACTGTTAACACGGGTGCGAAATTCAAGCCAACAGATGTTGCGTACGATGCATCCACTGGTGATATGGTGCTTACTCTTGGTAGTGGTCACGCTATTACTACATCCAACACTGTTACTATTCTGGCCAATAGCATTATAATGAGATGTGCTATGGATGCGAATGAAACTCCTCATTCATATCCTAGAGTTGGTGATCCTGCATATGGTAGATCTATTGTAGTTAAATCTGTAGATACTACTACTATTACAGTACACGTTGGTAAATCTCAACCATTACCTTACGAACCATCTATTCTTACATATGATCCTGCAACAGGTGATATGTTGATGGACATTGGTACACATAGATTAGGTAGACATACAGGATTTAAGTTCTTCCCTGACACTATCACATTAACTTGTGGTATGGATAATCACGCTACAACTCATACCTATCCTAGAGCATCATCACACGATGCACTTGGTGATTGTGTTGATGACGTTAAAGATATCCTAGAAGCAATTGTATGGAACCTCCAGTATGGTGGTAATAACAAAGTATGGGATGCTGCTGATTTATTCATAGACAGAGATGGATACCTAGAGCATATTCAGCACTCAGTACCTGAGGTGTTGAATGTAATGGGACATCTTAAGACTATTCTTGCTAACATTATACGTAACAACACAGTTAATGCAGTTGGAACACACGGTCTAATACAGGTTAAAGATCCTAGTATTACCAAGGAGTCTAACGAATGTGCACAGGTTGAATCTGCTGTTGATACATTTGTGGGTCTAATTGAGAATGCTGTACAGAACCCAACTACATTTGAATCTGGTGTAACTAGAACTATTCCAGAGAGATGGCCTATTGTTTATAGTTCTTTAACTGCTAATAGAGATTTGACAATCACTGTTGATTCAATGCCTCAGTGTGCACAGGTTGAATCTGCTGTTAATACATTATTCAGTATTGTTCTTAATACAATTAAAGATACTGCGTTTAATAATAAAAATTATTTGATGACGATAACTCAGGACTTCCCTAATCCTAACCGTATACAGGTTGAGATGTCTAAGAAGGAGTTCTTAAATGGTGAAGATATACAGAGTGAAGCGTCACTAGCTATTGCTAATGTTGGTAGTACTGCTGTTATCTCTCCTGGTGTTCAACAGAAATTCTTTGGATTTAAGCACGGTAAGTACTATAAGATGGACACCATTGAACCACAGTTCAATGATGCTCAAACTATATTTGAATTAGAGCGTGGTGGTGTTCCTTTCTATGCAGAGAGAAGTCAAAACGTTGTAGTTATACTTAACGGTGTTATTCAGCAGAACAGAATAGCATACAGAATTGAAGACAATATCATTGTATTCCAAGAGGCTCCTTCAGAAGGATCCGAATGCTTTATCTTATACTTCTATGGTTTGGATCCAGAGCGTGTTCTCTTAGGATTTAACATTGAACCTGAAGGTACATTTAAGAAGTTCTTTAGATTAACTGTTGATCAGCAAATCGTTCTTCCTTTAGAAGGTGCAGATTGCTGGATTTCTACTGATCCTAATGGTGGCAACCATACGTATGAGTATTCATATGCAAGAGGTAGAATCTATAAACAGAACTGGGCACCTGGTGCTAGAAACCTTCTATTCGTTGAGGGTGTTACAGGACAGAAAGTTAACTGGTTAAATGGTACTTTAAGTCTCACTAGAGACAGAGGAGCTAGTGCATCTCTACTTGATGTAACTGTTAATGCAGTTGAAGAGACTACTAACTCTGATTTAAGAGAGAAATTATTTAATAGACAGGATAGATTACCTTCCACACTTAAGTCTGGTGACTTTATTCAGATCGATGGTGAGGCTGATACTCGTTCTATCATTCGTGCTGCTAGAGAAGCACTTGTAACTTCTGGTTATGATAGTGATACAACAGTTGGATCATTCTTCAGATCTTATGAGTATGAAGTTGTAATTAACGTTGGTGCTTACTCTGGTCAGATTGAAGGAGATGGTGCACAGGCAGTTGCACGTATTGATGCTGAGTTGAGATACCACTCACTCACATCTAGTAGACAGGCTGGTGTAGAATTCCTACCTAACGATGTCGTATGTCAGTATAATGATCAGAATGATGTTAACTCTGGCATAGTATGGCAAGGTACAGTCAAGAACTATATCCCAGCTAGAAAGACTTTAGAATTATACAGTCTATACCTTGATGGTTCTGGATATACTGATCCAGTATCTGCCAACTTCCGTCCTGGTGAAAAAGTTTATATTAATAACGTAGCTGGTACAGAGTGTACTGGTCTTCAATACCTCAAACCAGGTGGTGTTAATAGTATTGTACTTTCTAAGAGAGACAACTCTACTTACTTTGATAACGTTGCTAACTGGAGATTAGACAATGTATTGAATAAAGGTGAGAATCTTCTTGGTGCTGGATTCATTCCTGCTAATGCTAGTGCTAATGACATCTCACAGGAATATGACTATTCTTCTTCGATATATGATAGTGACCTACAACCACAGATTTCTAAGAACTATCGTGAACCACCCGTAATGATCTTCCGTAGTCAACCTGAGGTTGATGCAAACGGTGATCCAGTTGGAGCACCTGCTGGTGGTGGTGCACGTGCTAATGCTATTACTGTTAGAGGTGAAATAGGTGATACAGAAATTATCTCTGGTGGTTCTGGTTATAAGGTTCCTCCTCAGATTCTGTTTACTAGAGGTTATTTCGTTATTCGTAGGAACCCTCTTGACATCAAGAATCTTACTACATTCGGTATTGAACCACCTACTTTAGATGCTACTGCTAAATTACATTCATATCTTTCTGTTATCAAGAAGGGTGGTGCTCAGACAACTTGGGCACAGTGGGCAGCAGTTGTACCTTATGGTGTCACTCTAGTATTTGGTAATGCTGGTAGCAGTGCATATCTTCTTAATAGAACATATGATCCTGTAATTCATATCAGGAAGATTATTGATCTACAAGATCTATCTACTAAGCGTCAACCACAAATACTTGTTGAACTTAAACCTGAACAAACAAGTGTTCAATATCTTAAGACTAACGTCACGAATACACAATGTACAGGTGGTGTTCAGGGTGTCTCAGTTGCTGTCACCAAGTACAAGTTTACAGAGACAAAACTAACTGCTCAGTCAGGTGCTATTGAGAAACAAGCAGGTACCAACCCTCAAATGAAGGGTGTTAAGGAGACATTCAGTCCTGGTAACCTTGGTCCTCATTTGAATTACCTACAGAGCTTCAAGTTTGAAATTCAACCACAGAGTACAACCAATAACAATGGCTACTACACTGATGGTATGGGTAGGACAATACAATACATTATGGGAGATATGAATATAGGATGGTGGTCTGAGAAGTATCCTAACTTGACGATTGAAGATTTCGACAATCCCGAAGTTTATAATTCACAAGTTAATGATCCTGGTGACACAAATAACTTTGTGTATATGCAAGGATCTGAGGTACATTTCGGTACTAAACTTACATACTCCGCTTTAGATAATCCAAATGGATCTGATACTATCTTAGTTGATTCTACTGCTGGATTCCCTGCTTCAGGGGGTTCTTTCATAATCGGAAGTGCAGCAGATCAAACTAAGGTTGAAAAAATCACGTATACACAAGCATTCTCCGATCGTTTTGTTGGATGTACACGTGTCAACCCATTAGGTGTGGTTGAAAAAGGATTCAGTGCTTATGACTTTAACACTACTAACGTAGGTGCATCTGTCGTATCTGGTGGAACAGTTTTTGATTCCAACATAAATTATCTCTTATTCTCAGGTACAAGTGGAGCTAGATCCGCAACATTTGCTCCTACTGACTTGACTACATACAATACGGTAACGTTTAGTGCAATTCGTGGTGACGGGAGCAATGGTGGTAATGCACCAGGATCCGCAGTTAACGATTTGATGCTGAGTTACAGTATTGATGGTGGAACTACATTCATTGATATTGGGTCAGTAGTGACCTACAGTCAAGCGAATTACACTAATTGGAATACAATAACACAAAATATTCCATCTAATGCTCAAACCGCCACGACGATAATCCGTATCTATATGGCTAACTCGACAAATATGACATCAGATCAATACGGTGTCAGATTAATGTGGTTCAATGATGCCAATACTGACTCCTATATCGCAGGTGACTATATAATCACCGCAGATTTAGATCTATAAATATAAATAACTTTCGGATCCAGTCTCAGAAACCCTTTTAGAAAACAATGTCTGCTATTATCACTGATCTGTTCAGGATACATAATGCCCAACAGTTCGTCGAGGCATTATCTGAACCAACAACCTCTACTCCTGCTGAAGAGTCAGCAGCTGAAGCAGGTACCCAACGTACAAGACTCTACTTCTTTATCGGAAGACCGCAAGAGTGGCGTGCATACCTAGAGCTTTATGCTATTAACAATACTTTCCAAGTGGGAGAGATTGTTTATCAAGGTACGTCATATCCTGGTGGTGCTTCTGTATATGGTACAGTCGAAAAAGTATTCCCAAATTCTGTTCTACTCTCTGGTGTCAACGGTACACAGGGTCAGAACTCTAACTTCGTTCCTGGTACTACCGTAACTGGTAACACTGGTGGTGCAACCGCTAAAGCTGGTGTGTGGAGGACTGGATCCGAAAACGTTCCTACACAACCATTTGACTCTCAAGAAGAGAAGTTCGAGATCTACGATGATATGATCTCACTTAAAAGGGTTAAGAAAGATGATTTAACATTCGTGGTTAAGCGTTATAACTTCGGTGCAAGTACAGTATATGATATGTACAAGCCCGATTATTCTAGTTCTAAGACTACTGCGACTGGTGCCACCTCATTGTTTGCTTCCACATTCTATGTGATGAATAGTAGCTATGAGGTCTTTAAATGTGTATATAACGGTCAAACTCCTACAGATCCTAACGGTGTAGTATCAGTTACAGAACCTACTAAGGTTCAGTCTATCTCTGGTATCTTCATCGAACCAGAAGATGCTGGTAACCCAGGATTCAGAACTGATGGTAAGCGTCCATATATTTGGAAGTATATGTACACCATCCCAACTGACAGTGTATTGAAGTTCTTATCAACTGACTTCCTTCCAATTATTGAAGAAGCTGCTGTTACTTCTGCTGCTGTTAACGGTGCGATTGACACTATTCTTATTACAGACTCTGGTACTAACTATGATGCTGGTACTTACTACACTCCAATTAAGGGTGATGGTTCTGCTGGAATCGCTAAACTTGTAGTTGATTCTGGTGCAATTGCGGAAGCAAGTGTACAGGCAGCTGGTACTAACTATACATATGCATCTATTAACCTAGGTGATGTATACAGTGACACTGGTTTAACAACTCCTTCAAACATTGACGCTAACAGTGACGCAACTGGTGGTGCTCTTGAAGTTATCATTCCTCCTCAGGGTGGACACGGTGCTGACCCAGTTGAAGAGTTGGGTGGTAAGCGAGTTATGATTAACACTCGTTTGACATATGATGAAGGAGAAGGTGACTTCCCAACAGATAATGACTTCCGTCGTATTGGATTACTCCGTGACCCATACAACTACGGTACTACAGACTTCGCTACTGCTGATAACCTAAGTGCAACTGGTGCATTAAAAGTACAAAGTCCTTCTGGAGATTTCTTTGTTGACGAGGAAATTTCACAGACATATACCTCTGGTGGTGCATCTGTAACTGCTAAAGGAACAGTTGTTTCTTGGAAAGGAACTGTAGATGGTGTAACATACAACATCGTTAAGTACTTCCAGTCTCCTGATCGTCACACTCATAACGGTGTTGTTTACCCATTCGATAACGGATCCGACGCTATTAGTGGTGCAGGATCACTTTCTACTGCTACGGTAAATAGTACATATAACACTCCTGGTGGACAGACAGATGGCGGTGTGGTTTTCTCAAGTGGCGTAGCTAACGCTGAAATTGCGAAAAACTCAGGCGATATCATTTACATTGAGAACCGTCGTGCTATCTCTCGTGCTTCTGACCAGATTGAAGATATCAAGCTCGTAGTCGAGTTCTAATTAAAGAGTCTTAAGAGATGCCACAAAATACTAACCTGAATAGAACCCCGTATTTCGACGACTTTGATGCGGGGAAGAATTTCTACAGGATACTTTTCCGTCCAGGATATTCAATCCAAGCAAGAGAACTGACTCAACTGCAATCTATGTTGCAGAGCCAATTGGAGTCGGTTGGTAACAGTATGTTTAAACAGGGTCAGATGGTGATCCCTGGTGAAGTGTCATATACAGACACTTATGAATATGTTAAGTTAAGTAGCGTCTCTCAAGTTGCACAAAGTGTAGACGGTGTAATTAATTTTGTTAAGTATAATATATCTCAACTGGTCGGTAAGGTACTTGTCGGTCAGACTTCTGGTGTTAAGGCATTTGTTGATAACTATGCATATGAAACTACATTAGATGCAGATACTATATTTGTTAAGTATATTAGTTCAGGTTCTGATAATATTGACGTTAAGTTCCGTCAAGGTGAATCTCTTAAGTTAGAAAACGCAACTACAGATAATGATCCTACATTGGTAGTAGGTTCTGATGGGATTAAACCCTCAGACAGTGCTGCAATGGGTTATGGATCTGCTGTAAACGTCCAAAGAGGTATTTACTTTATCAATGGTCATTTCGTTCAAAACGACGCTCAGACGCTAGTTTTATCGAAGTATGCAACTAACACCTCATTCAAAGTTGGTTGGTCTATTACAGAAAGTATTATTACTCCTGAGGATGATATATCCCTCAAGGATAATGCACAGGGTTATTCTAATTTCTCTGCACCTGGTGCACATAGATTAAAGATCACTTTAACTCTAGAGAAGTTTGAAATTGCAGCACCTTCAAATAAGAATTTTGTACAGTTAGTATATCTACAGCAAGGTAAGATTCAGAGGCAGATCAAACAAACTGCTCCTAGTCAGATAGAAGAAATACTAGCTAGAAGAACATACGATGAGTCTGGAGACTACGTAGTTAAGGCATTTTCATCAGATATTAAGGAATATTACAAAGCAGATGGTAGTGGATTCTATCAGCCTGATGCTGATGGTCTAGTTAATGGACATACTACTTCTGATGCTGCTAACAAACTAGTATTAAACTTAGGACCAGGTAAGGCATATATTCGTGGTTATGAGGTAGAGAACACAGAACCTAAGTACGTAGAATTAGATAAGGCAAAGGCAACACAGAATCGTGATACAACCCGTTTGTATGCGTCAAGTTTATCTCGTATTCCTCTTCGTGGAGTTGCAGGTTCTGCTCCTTTAAGTACTACTTCTGATGGTGAGGCAACTCCTTTCAAGAAAATAGATCTATATCGTAAGTTTATTGACTCTTTCTTAGGTGTTAATGCTATTGGTAATGGTACTAATGGTGTATATTCTGTATCAGACCTAAGGGGAAATATCTATAATAACGATGAAGGATTGATGACTGTCTGGGTATATCCAGGTGCACCTCCTTCTAATGGTGATCCAGTTGATCTTGCTAGTATAACTGATATTGTTTATACAGCACTATCCACTGGTGTTAAGAAGACTCTTTATCATTATAATGGTTCAACATATTCTCCAGTTGATGTTATAGCAGCACGTGCTAACGTCAGTTACAATATGGATACTGATGGTTCACTTGCTTGGGCTGGTGATGTAGCTGTTGGTGGAATGAATGAGAATAGCGGTGGTAATCCTACTCACGTCATTCAAGAGTTTATTTTAAGAGCATCTATTTCAACATTAAATAGTATCCACGCTTCTTACCAATCACAAGGACCAGTTAAACTAGGTGCTTCAGGTGGTGGTGGGCAAAATGGTATTACATTATATGGTAATAACAGTGGTAGTACATACTATGGAATGATCCTAGACTATACAGTACCAATGACACCTATTATTGGTCGTGCTATAGCTAGAGACTTTAAGTTTAGAAAAGCACCTAATGGATTCAATAAGACTGGTAATGTTATAGCATCTGGAAGTGCACAGGATTGTACTTTTGATTTGTCATACACAAACCCAATCCTATTCACGAAACTTAAATTAACAGGAAATCACGCTTTTGAAACTGGTGGTAACATCATTGGATCTATCAGTGGTACAACTGCTGTAGTTGAAGGTGGTTTATCTGTTGGACAGAATGACCCTGAGAATGCAACTTTATCTGCTGGTGGCACTCTTATGCTATCAAATGTTGTTGGTGCATTTGTAGAAGGAGAAGAAATATATGATGCAGATGATAGTGAGAAGTCTGCTGTTATTGCAGTCAACGGACGTATCAGTCATTTTGTAGTTCCTTATGGTGGAGAGAACTATGGTGCTGATGCTAACCTAGAATTGAAAGTTGGTGACAGACAATATCTAAGTAACTATATTGTTTGTGCTAGAAATATTGGTGCTAATGGTATTAACGGACAATCTGATTACATCCGTAATGTTAGATTGACAGAATTAGGAAGAAGAGAAATACTTGATACATTTGATGTTCCTCCACAACTAGAAGTTGTGGATACTGGTGGAACACATAGTGCTAGTGATGAGAATGCATATGTTAGGGCAGTACTATACACAGATACTATCCAGAACTTTGGTATAGAAGATATTCGTTCTGTTGGTATGCTTCACGGTGTAACCAGTAAGAAGTTTACTGGTGATATTCAGTATAGTGAACCAGATTCTACAGAACTAAAAACTATTACCAATAGTTTAGGTTATTCTGGTAAGACAGATACTGATTATGCTGAGGCAACAAACTACGCAGCACGTCCTGGTGATGAGTTATCAGAGGATGATCTTATACAGATCACTGTAGATGGTGTTACCTATAAGTATGAAGTTGCTAGAGCTTGTAACCCATCAACTGATAG